GCCATGGATCGGGTGCGCCACGACGGGACGTATTTCGAGATCGTCGGCATCAAGCAGCTCGTTCCCGCTTCCGGCGCGGCGACCATGCTGGAATGGACCTGCGAGGCGAGGGTGGACGCATGAAGGTCACCATGACCATCGCCGGCGCCAAGGAGCTCGACGCCGCCCTGGCTGAGTTCAGCAAGGCGACCGCCCGCAACATCCTGCAACGCACGCTGCTGAAGGCGGCCGATCCAATCTTGGAGACCGCCCAGGCGCTCGCCCCCGTCAGAACGGGCGTCCTGAAGTCGAAGATCCGCAAGGACACCCGCAAGCCCAAGGGCCACGCCAGCAAGGCGGCGTTCGCGGAGGCGATGGCGGCGGGCGCCAGCAAGGCCGAGGCCGCCGCCTACCAGCGCGCCGTCAACGCCCAGAACGGCCAGACCTTCGCCGAGGTGTTCGTCGGTGTCGAGGAGCGGGTGGCTCAGGCTTGGCCGCAGGAGATCGGCACCGTCAACCACGCGCCGCACCCCTACATCCGCCCGGCGATCGAGCAACGGGCGGAAGACGCCCAGCGGATCATCGAGACCGAGCTTTCCGGCGAGATCGAGCGCGCTCGCCAACGCGCCGCGCGCAAAGCGCTGAAGACCCTGAAGGGCTGACCCCTTGTCCATGGAAGCCGATCTCAGGGCGCTGCTGGTCGCCACCGCAGCGGTGACAGCGCTCGTGCCGGCGGGCTCGATCCTGTGGGACGCGCGCGCGGGCCTGCCGTCTATCCGCTTGGCGCTGATCAACGCGGCCGATGTCCTGACCTACGCCGCGCCGGATGGGCTGATCGAAGGCCTCGTGCAGATCGACTGTTTCGCATTTACCCCGGACGCCGCGCACGACATCGCCCAGGCCGTCCGCACCGCATTGCACGGCTTGCGCGCCGACAACTTTCGTCTGGTGAAGGTCGAGGGCGTCGCCGGCGCCCCGCCGGAACTGGAAACCGCAGCGCCCGCGGCTGGCACGCCCGCCGAGATCGCCCGCCGGATCGTCATGGTCCGCGTCTTTCACGCCACTCCTTGAAGGAAACTGATCTATGACCACTGAAGCGGATATTGGCTACGGCGGCTCCGTCGAAGTCCAATCCTCCACGAGCCCCGACGTCTGGTTCGAGCTCGGCGAAGTGACCAACATCACCCCGCCCAGCGAAACCGTCGATGTGATCGACGTGACGCACATGGCCAGCCCGGATCGGCGTCGCGAGTTCATCCAGGGGCTTATCGATGGCGGCGAGGCTACTGTCGATCTGAACTGGGTGGCCGGGGGGACGACCGACGATTACGTGTTCGCCTGGCGGACGGCTGGCGAGACCCGCAACATGCGGATCACCACCAACAATAACACCACCTACACCTTCCCGTCGTTCGTCACCGGCTGGGCGCCGCAAATGCCGGTCGATGGCAAGATGGCCGCCACCCTGACGGTCAAGGCCGCGGGCGCGATCACGGTCGGCACGGCGTCTTAATGCCGGCCAACCCGCACAAGGGCGAGGTCTCCTTCGAGCTTGTCTCGGGGGAGACCTATACCCTGCAGTTCACCATCGATGCGATCTGCACGCTGGAAGAGCTTCTGGACAAGTCGTCCATGGAGATCTTCACGCAGCTCGCGCGGGGCCGCATCGGCACGTTGCGCGCGTGCATGTGGGCGGGCCTGCAAGCGCATCATCCGAAGATCAGCGTGCGCGAAGCCGGCGAGATGATCCCGCATATCAAAGCCAAGGACGGCGAGAAAGCCCTGCAACTGGTCACGCGGGCGATGAACCTGGCCTTCGGCGAAGCGGATCAGGACGGGGAGGCGGCCGAGGATGGCAAGGCGGACCCTCCCGCAGGTGGGACTGGCCAGGCCTCTTCCGAAGCTGGTGCAGCCTAGAGTTCGAGCCTGACGCCTTCTGGCGCCAGACCCCGAAGACCCTGCGGCTCGCCATCCAGGGCGCGCAGGACCGCCTGAAGCGCGACCACCAGACCACCCGCTTCCTCGCGTGGCACGCGGTCGCGCCGCACGCCGGCAAGAAGTTCCCCGACCTCAAGACCTTCATGGGTCTGGAGGCTGACGCCCGAGGGCAGAAGCCGCGGCCCGCCGAGCGGCTGGATCTCGACACCGCCATGCGCCGCTGGGCTGCGGCTCAGAACGCCGTGATGGCCGCGGAAGCCGCCAAGGCCCGCAAGCGCGAGCAGCGCCGCAAGCCCACCCCCAAACCTGACGGAGAACGACATGGCGGCGTCTAAGCCTATCGGCTCCCTCTATGCTGCGCTGGGCCTCGACAGTTCGCAATTCGACGCGGGCGTCACCAAGGCGCAGAAGCGGCTCCAGAGCTTCGGCGACTTCAAGTTCAAGCGCGGCCTCAAAGGCGGCATTGACGAGATCGACGCCGGGATGCGGGGCCTGGCCTCGCGCGCGGGGATCGCCGGGGCGGCGTTGTCGGGCGCAGGGCTTGCGGGTGTGGCGGCGGCCGCGGGGTTCGTCGCGGTGGCCGGCGCGATGGCCAAGGCGCGCGAGGCACTGGCCTTCGCCGACGAGATCGGCGATACGGCCAACAAGCTCGCGGTGACGACCGACGCGCTGCAGGAGTATCGCTACGCCGTCCACCAGCTGGGCGGCGAGTACCGCGACGCCGACGCGGCGCTGGAAAGCTTCTCACAGAAGTTCGGTGCCGCGCACGCGCACCTGACCAAGAAGGCCGTCGCGCCCTTCAAGGCGCTGTTTGGCGAGGACTTCGACCCGAAGTCGTTCGACAGCACCGAAGACGCGCTTCAGGCGGTCATCGAAAAGATCTCGCAACTGAAGTCCACCGCCGAACAGGCGGCCATCGCCGACAAGCTGGGTCTTAGCGCCATGCTGCCGGCGATCCGCGCGGGTGGCGACGCGATCGATGGTCTGCGCAAGAAGGCGCACGATCTCGGCTACGTCATGGACGCCGACCTGATCGCCAAGGCCGGCGAGGCGAACGACAAGTTCGAGGATCTTCAGCAGATCCTCGGCGTGCAGATGAGCAGCGCGCTGGTGGATCTGGCGCCGGTGCTGTTGGGCGTGACCGGCGGTCTCGCCGCGATGGCGCGCGAGGTCAACCACCTCATCGGCGAGATCAAGGACGCCTTTCCCGATCTGCAAAAGTGGGTGGCGCTGATCGCGCAGGCCTCGGGGCGAACCCTTGGCAACCTGCTTCCGCCGGGCGCCGAGCTTGCCGCCAAGGGCGCAGGCGCGGCGCTGGCCAAGGCCGCGCAGGACAATCGCGCGAAACAGCTCGGCGCCCGCGTCAACGACATGCTGGCCGGCAAGAAGGTCGACCTCTCCGGCTCGGAGTGGGACCCGGCCAAGCCGAAGGCCGGCGGGAACGGCGCGCTCAATCCGGTCGGCGGGGGTGGCGGCAAAGGCCCGCGCGACCGCACCGCCGATGCGCTGGCCGACGTCGAGTTGAAGGAACTCAACGCCCGCATGGCGCTGACGGAGAACGTCGAGCGCCTGGCCGAGATGAAGGCCCGCCAGGTCGACATCGAGACCCAGAAGGCCAATCAGGACGTGGCGCAGGACGTCGCGGAAGGGACCATCACCGCCGCGGCCGGCAAGATCATCGTCGCCAAGAACAACGAACTGGCCGACCTGGAAAAGCAGAAGATCCAGCGCGAGGCGACGGCCGAGCTTGCGGCCCAAGAGCTTGAGCAGCGCCATGCGGTCGCGAGCGAATATGAAAAGGTCGCCGACCTGGCGGCCGATGAAGCCGCCACCGCCGCCGAGCGCAACCGCATCGAGGCGAAGGCCCTGGAGGACCGGCAAAGGCTGGAGCGGCGCGACCTCGATAATGAGATAGAGCAGCAGCTTATCAACGAAAAGATCACCGAGAGCGCCGCGGCCGAGCTTCGTGCGGCCCAAGCCGACCGGCAGGCGGCGGAGAAGAAGGCTCAGCAGCGCAAGGCGCAGGCGCGGGTCATCGACGAAGAGACGGATCTTGCCACGTCCGCCCTGCGCAAGCAGCAGGATCAGCTCGGCGCGCTGTCGATGGTGGCGAAGTCGACCTACGCGCGCG